TAGACAATCTGTAGTTGATTTATTTGAAGAAGATTACTTAATGATTTTGTACAAAGATTTTTATAAACAATTACCAAATAAACAAAAACTTTTGTTAAAATTACCACCAGAAAAAGGTGACCTTGACATTAAAAAAGTGTTGGAAAGTAAGTATTTTTTTATGTAATTTATAAAAGAGAACGACATTTGGTGTACTCTTGGAAGTACAAGTTAAATCTTGGAAACTATAACTCAACAAAAAAAAATATATGGAAAAAGTAAAGTTAACAACCTATACGTCACCAACAGGTACGGCATTTTACCCGTATTTGTTTACGCCAGATACTAAATTTGACGCAAACGGTGTCTATAATATAAAACTAAAGTTAAAAGATAAAGAAGCAAAACCTATTATTGATTTAATTAATAAGGAAATAGCTTCTGAATTATCTAAAAATAAATCTACAAAGAAATCTGAATACTTACCTTATAAAAAAGTAGACGGTGGTATTGAGTTTCATTTTAAACAAAAAGCAAAAGGTAAAACTAAATCTGGTGTTGAATACCAAAAAACAGTTAAAGTATTTGACGCTAAAGGTAAGGCAATAACTACGCCTTTAATTGTTTATTCTGGTAGTATAGTTAAAGTTGCATATCAAATTAGACCTTATTTTACAAATATCTTAGGTTGTGGTGCTACTTTAGTTTTACAAGCAGTACAAATAATAACTCTGGCTGAAACTAATCAAGCTAAAGATAATTTTGGTTTTACTGAGCAAGATGGTTTTGAGTATGAGGAAACTGACAAAAGTAATAAAATGATTGTGCAAAAAAATGGTTCGGTTTCCGAAGAAAAATTCGACTTCTAATTATAGAAGTGGTTTAGAAAATACTGTTATAGAAGATTTAAAAAAACGTAAGATAAATTTTCAATACGAAAAAAAAATAGTATTATATACTAAACCAATTACTCATCATAAATACAAACCAGATATTATTTTGGATAATGGGATTTTGATAGAAATAAAAGGTTATTTTACTTCTGCTGACAGGAAGAAACATCTTTTAGTGAAAGAGCAAAATCCCAACTTAGATATTAGGTTTATATTTGGTAATTCGAAAAACAAAATACATAAAAAATCTAACACAACTTACGCTGATTGGTGTAATAAAAACAAAATAAAATATGCTGATAAATTTGTACCAGCAGATTGGATAAACATTAAACAATAAGGAATTATTATGGGAGAACCAAAAGTTCAAAGTGAATTTGTAAAACATATACCTTGTACAAATCCTTTATGTATGTCTAGTGACGCTAATTCTTTATATGATGATGGTCATACTTTTTGTTTTAGTTGTAATACTTATGTTGGTAGTTCTGGAGTTATTGAAATTAATAAAGAAGAACATAAAACTAAAACTGATTTAGTTTACGGAAACTTTGTTCCTTTAACTAAAAGAAATATAACTTTAGAAAGTTGTCAAAAGTGGAATTACCAAGTTGGTAAAGTTAATAATGAGGTAGTCCAAATTGCAAATTACTATAACAATGAAAGACAAATTGTTTTTCAAAAATTAAGATTTCAAAACAAAGTTTTTAAAACAACTGGAAATATAAATAATGCTTTACTTTACGGTCAGCAACTTTGGAGACAAGGTGGTAAAAAAGTTTGTATATGCGAGGGTGAGATTGATTCAATATCTTTATCGCAATTATTTAACCACAAATACCCAGTTGTGGGAATACCTAATGGTGTTAATGGTGCAGCTAAGGCATTAAAAAAACAACTTGAATGGTTAGAAAGTTTTGAACAAATAATTTTGTTCTTTGACCAAGATTCTTACGGTCAAGATGCTGCAAGAGAATGTGCAGAATTATTTACAGTCGGTAAATGTAAGATAGCTGAGTTTCAACTAAAAGATGTCAATGATATGTTAGTTGCTAACAAGGGGGAAGAAATCATAAAAGCTATGTGGGAAGCCAAAGAATACCGACCAGATGGTATTGTTTTTGGTACTGATCTTTGGGATTTAATTAAACAACCTGTACCAACAGCTGTAGCAGATTACCCGTTTGTCGGGTTAAACAAAAAATTATACGGGTTAAGACGCAGAGAGATAGTTACCGTCTGTGCTGGTACTGGTGTAGGTAAAACATTATTTACAAAAGAACTTATGTATTCTTTAATAAAACAAAATCATAAAGTTGGTATTATACCACTAGAAGAAAGTTTACAAAAAACTTGTCATAGTATTTTAGGAATTAGTTTAAATAAAAAAGTACATATATCTGGAATTATTGGTGTAGAAGATCATCAATTAGAAAAAGCTTACAAAGAAACTATAGGTAGTGGAAAAGTTTTTTTATATAATAACTTTGGTAGTACAGAACAAGAAAATGTATTTAACAGAATTAAATTTTTTGCAAAAGGTTTAGACTGTTCTTTTGTAATATTAGATCACGTATCTATATTAATATCTGGTCTTAATATTGTAGATGAAAGAAAAGCTTTAGATATTTTATTTACTAAACTTAGAACTTTAACTGAAGAATTAAATATAGGTTTAGTTTGTGTTGCTCATCTAAAAAGATTAGACGGCAACCAAGATCATACTGACGGAATTGCTGTATCATTATCTCACATTAGAGGTAGTTCAAGTATTGCTCAGCTTTCTGACGCAGTAATTTCTTTAGAAAGAAACTCTAACAAAAATGAAAACAAAACATTAATACGTGTATTAAAAAATAGATTTGCTGGAGAAACTGGTATAGCATCTGTTATTAATTACGACACAACAACTGGAAGATTATACGAAGAAAATGAACAAAACTTTATTTTTTGATATAGAAACAAACGGAATTAATCCATCACTAATACATTGTTTAGTTATTATTGATGAAAATGACAAAGAATTTATTTTTACAGGAAAGGATATTCTAAAAGGAACAGAACTTCTCGCTAACAATCTCATTGTGGGTCATAACTGTATTGGGTACGACCTCCCAGTTCTCAATAGGTTATTAAACTATTCTCATAAAAAAGAATTAGTCCACGATACGCTTTGTCTTAGTCGCCTTATCTACCCAGACATTACAAATAGCGTTGATATGGTGTTGTTGGCGGGAAGCAAAATTTCTACAAACGTTGTCGGCAAACATAGTTTAGCTAGTTGGGGTGAAAGAATACAATATAAAAAATTAGAATATAAAAAAAACGATCCTAAAGCTTTTGAAGTATTTGACGAAGAAATGTTAAAGTATTGTGTAAGAGATGTTAAGATTACTAAAAAAATATATGAAACATTTATGTCTAAAAACTTTAGTAAGGAAAGTATAGACTTAGAACACAACATAGCTTTTATAACAAAGGAACAAGAACTCCGTGGTTTTTATTTTGATGAAAAGAAAGCACAACATTTACAAGCTAAATTATTGTCAAGGTATAATGAATTAAAATTAAAATTAGAAAAAACTTTTATAGATTGGGAAGAAGATTTAGGAGAGTTTATTCCAAAAGTTAATAGTAAAAAATTTGGTTACGTAAAAGGAGTACCAATAAAAAAAACTAAAATAGTAAAATTTAATCCGTCATCAAGACAACACATAGCTAATAGATTAATAAAATTACATAATTGGAAACCTACAGAATTTACTAAAACTCAAGTACCAATTATTAATGAAGAAGTTTTATCAAACTTACCTTATCCAGAAGCTAAACTATTAAATGAATATTTACTTATTGAAAAAAGATTAGGTATGTTGTCAGAAGGTGACAACGGTTATTTAAAAGTAGTTAAGAAAAATAAATTACATACTTCTTATATTACAAATGTTGTTACTGGTCGTATGAGTTCAAGACAACCAAATTTACAAAACGTTCCAAACATTCATAGTTTATATGGTAAAGAATTTAGAGAATTATTTATACCAAAACCTAACTATGTATTGGTTGGGGTAGACGCTAAATCTTTAGAGGCAGTATGTTTTGCACATTACATCTATAATTATGAAGGTGGTAAAAAATATGCAGATCTAATTGTTAACGGAGATTTTCATACATACAATATGAAAGCTGCTGGTTTACAATCCAGAGAGTTGAGTAAAACAATGTTTTATGCTTTACTTTATGGAAGTTCTTTTAAAAGATTATCTGAAATATTAAATTGTTCTATATCTGACGCTAAAAATATACTGGATAGATTTTATAGACAATTACCTTTTTTAAAACAAATTAAAATTGATATAATAGAAAAAATAGAAGCATACACAGTTTTAAAAGCAATAGATAAAAGGATCTTAACTGTACGAAGTAATCACGCAGCTTTAAATACTTTAATACAATCTTGTGGTGCAATTATAATGAAAAAAGCTTTATCAATATTGTGGGAAAATTTATTGAATAAAGATGCTTGGGTCGTAGCAACTATTCACGATGAATTTCAAATAGAAGCTAAAAAAGAAAATGCAGAATTTGTAGGTCAGTTAGCGGTAGATAGTATAAAAAAAGCGGGAGAACATTTTAAACTTAGAGTGCCTGTTAGTGCTAGTTTTCGTGTAGGAAACAACTGGTCAGAAACTCATTAATAAAAGGAAATATAATGCAAGTAATACTAGTCCTGACGGACGTTGGAGAAGAAAGAATTTCTTATTCTCTATTTGAAGCCAAGAGTGAAGGCGAGACTGCTTATCAAGTATCTATAAGTCCTTCCGTTTCTATAGGTGCAATTCTAGGTTCTTTTTTAAAGACAATAGAAAGTTACACCTATGATTTTGCTAACATAGCAATATCAGAAGAAGTAAAAGCTAAATACCCCGAATCTGATTGGAGAAATAAATTTTTAAAATCTGACGGCTCAGTTATCCAATTAGATTTATCTAAACTTAAACCAAAAGGTAATTCTTAAATGAGTACATTAATAGTAGACGCAGACATAGTTGCATATAAATTATCAACTATTTCAGAAAAACCAATACGTTGGGAAAATGATTTGTGGACTTTACATTCAGATGAAACAGAGTGTGAAGCTATGATAAAAGATTATTTTCAAAATTTACAAGATCAAACTAAATGTAGTAAAATTATTACTGCTTTTTCTGACGAAAATAATTTTAGAAATTCTATATTAGAAGATTATAAACTTCATAGAAAAAATACTAGAAAACCTATAACTTTAAAATTTTGTAAAGATTATATTTTTAAAAACTATAATGGTTACAAAAAACCTGATTTAGAAGCTGACGATATAATTGGTATATTGGCAACTAGTAATATTGTAAAAGGTATTAAAATTATTTGTTCAGAAGATAAAGATTTAAACCAAGTAGAAGGTTTACATTTTAATCCAGTTAATAAAGAATTTTATAAAATTAGTCCTGAGCAAGGTAATTATAATTTTTATTTCCAAGTCTTAACTGGAGATCAATCAGATAATTACAAAGGTTGTCCTAGTGTAGGAGCAGTTAAAGCTACTAAAATTTTAGAAAATTCTAAAAATTATTGGAAATCTGTAGTTGAAACATACAAAGAAAATAATTTAACAGAACAAGATGCTTTAGTACAGGCTAGAGTAGCTAGGATATTGAAGAATAAAGATTATGATTTTAAATTAAAAAAAATAATATTGTGGTCTCCACCTCATAAAAAAAATTTAAAAATAAAACCTATAAATATTTCAGTAAAAGTTTAGATATGTTTAAAGATGATTTACACTCTACGTTAAAAGGTTGCTTAGCTGAACTAGCAGTAGCATACAAATTTTTAAAAAGAGGATATTATGTGTCAAGACCTTTAGATCCCTCTTGTCCATTTGATTTAGTTATTACAAATAAAAAAGGTAAAAACTATTTATTAGATGTTAAGTCTATTTCTTATAGAAAAAAAGATAAAAGTGTGATAACAAGGTGTTTGACAATTTTACAAAAACAACTTAAAGTTCGATTTTATTTTACTAATATTAGAGGACTTAGCGAAAGACAATTAAAAAATAGACAAAATGACAAATAAAATATTTTTTCAACAAATTGGTGGTTCGCATTATAAAAAATATAAAATACAACCATCAAAATTTATTAATGATAATAAGATTTTATTTGCAGAAGGTTGTGCAATAAAGTATATATGTAGACATCAAGATAAAGATAAGAAACAAGATATATTAAAAGCAATACATTTTTTGCAAATGATAATAGAAAGAGATTATGACAGTAAACAATAAATTAAAATTAAAAGCTAAAGATTATTTAAAGTTATCCGAAACTACAAAAGAACCAAAATTGTCTTCTCATTATTATTCTATGTATATAGAAACTTTACTTAAAGGAGATTTAACTGCTGATGCTGACGAAAAAACTATTGGTGAGTTAAACAAGAAAATTTGACTGATTTACATAAATGGAAAAAGAAAAGTTATTTAACTGTAAAAGTTAGAATTGATGATACTTTTTTTGCTAAAACCCCCGACCTAAACGGTTATAAAGAATATCCATTTTCGTTAGACGCTAAGATAAAAATAATGGATATAAGATCAGATAGACACACTATAGAAATGGACACCGATCAAGATAAACCCCCCGTAACAACATAAAAATGTAGTATTAGTTGCCCTCTTGGAACAATATATGTTTGTAAGCAAAGAATTAATACAACACTTAGACAAGTTATTTCCCAATAAAGTACCAGATATTAGCGAAAATGACAGACAAATTTGGTTTAAAGTAGGTCAAGCTAGTGTAGTTACGTACTTGAAACAACTAGAACAAGAGCAAAATAACAATATATTAGATATAACATTAATACAAAAAGATAAATAATTATGTGTTTTTCAATGAAAGCCCCAAGTCCTCCTC